ATCACCGAACTCGTCGCCTTTCTGAAAGAAAAAGACTTCCGAAGCGTTCGTAAGTGGGTCGCTCAGAATACCGATAACGATACTCATCGGATTATGCGCGAGATTTACGATAAACTGTACGACGTTCTGAATCCAGCCACCATTCCGATGGCAGTTATCCTTCTTGGTAAGTATCAGTATCAAGCTGCCTTTGCCGCCGACCAAGAAATCAACCTTATGGCGTTCTTGACCGAATTAATGGTCGATTGCGAGTTTAAGTGATATGGCTGACCTATTCAAGGATATTGTACCGAGTATTCTTCAAACCAAACAACCGATATTGGAGGACGAAAAAGACTACAATTCTTTTATGGTAAATCGAGCACTTTCGTATCATATGGACTGCATAATGTATGCTAACCAAATGAACGTTAATTTCGGTCTAGATAGAAAACCTCAGTATGACTATTTAATAAATATAGTCAGGGCGAAGAAAAGAAACTTTGCCAAATGGGAAAAGCCCATACAAGAGGATAATTTGCAATCAATAAAGTTATTTTTCGGTTATTCTGATGCCAAGGCTGCAGAGGCTTTGAAAGTACTGACTGATGAGCAAATTGATATTATAAAAGAAAAAACGAAAATAGGTGACTGAAATGAGTGTTGATAATTTAGTGGAAGTGACGCTACAGAATGCTGATGACTTCCTCAAAATCCGCGAGACACTAACGCGCATCGGTGTAGCAGCCAAAAAAGAAAATATTTTGTATCAATCTTGTCATATTTTGCATAAGCAAGGTCGTTACTATATTGTACATTTTAAAGAATTGTTTTTGTTAGATGGTAAAGCATCAAGCATTTCTGATAATGATCTTGCACGTCGTAATTCTGTTGCAAATCTTTTAGAAGAATGGGGATTGCTTAAAATCGTTAATCCAGAAAAGATTAAAGAACCACGTGCTCCATTATCACAAATTAAGATTATTGCTTTCAAAGATAAAAACGACTGGCAACTAGTTGCTAAATACAACATAGGTCGTAAGTTGGAGCCAAGACAGCAATGACAAATAAAATCAACGAAGAAGTTTCTCTATCAGAAGCAGTTAAATATCACTTGGATGAAAAGATATCCTTCACAGAAAATATTTTTCGTCCAGGATCTGATAAGTTCTTCGAGTTGATTCGTGAAGCAAAGAAACTATATTCTCGCGGCATGTATGTGCCTGCCGATGAATGGGAAATTGATTTGCTTGAAAGTGATATTGGCGAGTTTGCAGAGTTTAATGGCAAACAAGTTCCATTAGACTTTCCAGTTGAAGAAGAACTAGAAGAAGCATGCTGGTCTGGATACGTTCAAAAGGGAATGAAGAAAAAAGGCGAAAAGGTTGTACCTAACTGCGTTCCTGTAAATGAAGAAGATAAAACTGACGGTAAGGGTATTGGCAAACCATTTCGCCAAGGTAGTGGTGGTGCAGTGTATGTTCGCACTAGCGATGGTGGCGTAAAGAAAGTTAATTTCAGTCAATCAGGTATGGCAAAGAAGTATAACGATCCTGCACGTGTTCGTTCTTTTGTTGCCCGTCACCACTGCTTGACGAATAAAGACAAGACCAGTGCTTCTTACTGGGCATGCCGTTGGCCAAGATACTTTTCAAATTCAGGTAAGACTTGGTGGTAAATCCCTACGTTGAAGAACGTATTAACGCTAACAGTTTCTATCGTATTTTTGACAAAAATGTCGTTAGCGAAGAATTGGTTTGGCATCGCGATCATTCAACGCGAGTCATAACTATAATTGAAGGTGAAGGTTGGTTATTACAATTAGACAATCGTTTACCTATGGAAATAAAAGTTGGAGAAGTTTACACTATCCCAGCAAACACTTATCATCGCGTGAAACGTGGTTTGAGCGATCTAAAGATAATGATACAGGAGGAATAAATTATGCTTTCGGTGAATGTGTATAGACTTCATGATGATATTGAACTCCCAACATACGGCACTACTCTCGCAAACTGTTTCGATTTATCATTCCAGCCAACTGCAAATGTTGTGACTGGATATGATACATTTAACACACCTGTTGAGCGTGATGTGAATGGATTTGGCGAAACTTCAATTTATCCAGGAGATCGTTTGTTGATTCCTACTGGATTAGTTTTCAAAATGGAACAATTGATTACAATTGAAACATTCGCTGACATTTCACGCGGCATATTGCCCCTTCGAAATTTTAGTATTCGCCTTCATCCTCGTTCTGGGCTTTCACTCAAGAAAGGTTTGATCTTAGCGAATAGTGAAGGTATAGTAGATGTAGACTATCAAGAAGAAGTGTTTGTACTTTTGACCAACGTTTCAAAAATGCATCAAACGATTCGTCGCGGTGATCGTATTGCTCAGGGTGAAGTTGTGGCAAACGAACCATTTGGTTTTACTGTCGTTACAACGAAACCAGAAAAACATTCTGAAAGAAGCGGCGGTTTTGGTAGTACTGGCGTGAATTGATATAAATAGTATTGGATGCCCATATGGGGTCTATAACTATAAACTTGCTTATTAAAGGAGTTACAAATGACAAATATAACTACACTTACATCTATGGATCATCTTGATCGTTTACTTCCAGCGGCACTTGGTTTTGAACATGTGTTTTCTACGCTGGATAACGCAACCAGAATCTTAACTGCAACAGGAACAACATCGTTCCCACCTGTGAACGTCATTAAAACTGACGAATATAATTTCACAGTTGAACTTGCAGTTGCTGGTTATAAACAAGATGAAATCGAAATCACTTCTGAGAGAAACTCTCTAAAGATCAAAGGCAAAAAGGCAGATACAGACGAACGCAATTACCTTGTGAAGGGTATTGCTGGTCGCCAGTTCTCTCGTCAATTTGTTCTTGCTGATACGGTAGTGGTTCGCGACGCGACTCTTGCTGATGGCATTCTTTCTATTCAACTAGAAAATGTCATCCCTGAAGAACAGAAACCTCGTAAGATTGAAATTAAATAACCATTGAGATTATATTATGATTCGTGATGAATTAACGTGGGATGAATTGTTTATCTTACAGGCTACTCTGATCTCTCAGAAAAGCAAGGACCCGTCGACAAAGGTGGGGTGTATAATCGTCAATGATGATAACGTCATCTTGTCGACGGGTTTTAATGGATTCCCTCGTGGAATCGAAGAAGATTGGAGTGATCGTTGGAAAGCGCCAGAAAAGTATCACTGGGTTGAGCATGCTGAACGCAATGCAATCTTCAATGCTGCTCGTGTTGGTGTTTCGCTCAACAATTCTCGTGCATATCTAAATTGGGAACCAAAGCCATGCGCTGATTGCACACGCGCATTGATTCAAGCAGGCATCAAGGAAGTCATCGGACCAAACCGACCATTTGCTGGTAAGGGTGCGGGAAAGCATTACTCTATTGAGCATGCAGAAGTAATGCTGCGCGAGGCGGGAGTTAAAGTTAGAGTTTGGGACATGCCAATGGAGTTACTATGAAGGGTGAGTGGGCATTTTGGGATAGTTATTTCTCGAAAGAAACTTGCGATAAAATAATTCAACTCGCCATGAAGATACCATCAGAAGAACCTACGGTTGGTGGTATGGATCGCGACAAAACTAAAACATTTCGAAGATCAAGAGTGCGTTGGATTCGTGAAGAAAATCCCGATTTTACTTTTTTGTTCGATGACTATTGGAAATTGTTGGTGAGAGTGAATCGTGATTTTTTTAATTTCAATGTCACATATTTGCCACCAATTCAATTTACTGAATACTATGGGTCTGATAACGGTGAATATAAAAGCCATCAAGATGTTTTTTGGATTACTGACACACCAAGACATCGTAAGGTTTCCGTTGTGACTCAACTTTCTCCTAAATCAAATTATGATGGCGGCGAATTTGTTTTTGATAATTTAAATGAACAACCTCCACAAGAAGTAATACAAAAGCAAGGGTCTGTGATAGCATTTCCTTCTTTTGTGTATCATTCCTTGCGACCTGTGACTCGAGGAGTGCGCTTTAGTTTAGTTGGTTGGTTTGAAGGACCTAAATTTCAATGAAAGCATTATGGGCATGCGCGCAAGCATTCACTCCAGAAGAGTGTGAGTGGATCATACAAACTGTACAAAAAGAAACACCAACTTGGGCTTATACTGGTCGTTCACCCGATTTAAAAAAAGTTTTTGAGCACAGAAGAAGTAAAGTGTTTTGGATTAAATCGGACCATCCAACGTTGGGCTTCATACATGAAAGATATTGGAGAAATGTTAGTTACATTAATAACAATTATTTCAAGGCGCACATTACAGATTTACCGCCGTTGCAATTAACTCAATATTCTGAACAATATCAAGGCGAATATAAAATTCATATGGATTTGGATTGGATTGAAGGTAACTCGTTGAGTTCCGAACCAGGGCAGCAAAGAAAAATATCAGCGATTGTTCAACTGTCAGATCCTAACTCATATGAAGGTGGTGACTTTGAATTTGATCAAATACCAGAATATCCACCAAAAGATGTTGTTCGAAAACAGGGCGTCATGACTTGTTTCCCATCATTTGTTTTACATGGCGTCAAGCCAGTCACGAAAGGCAAACGATACAGCATTGTTGGCTGGTTCGAGGGTCCTCCCTGGCGTTGATGTAAGTTGTTGATTTCATTAGGGTTTTCATCCCTTGCCTTTTAATGCGAAATCAGCGATAATTGTTCTATGGTAAACGAAAAAGCCAACGCCCAAGGCTATAGGGCAGCAGTCATCGCGGCAATTAACAACCTTAAAGCCGAAGCCATTAGGCTTGGATTCGATTTTCCCACAGATTTTAAGCCTGAAAATTCAACGGCAGACATCAACGAACTAGTATATTTTCAGGCTGAACTTCTCGAATATATCGACGAACACCTAGAATTCGAGTCGATTTTATACAACCCTGAAGCCCTGCCGCAGGACGTTGATAGGGCTCTTTTCCACTAAAACATCCGTTGTCGTAAGTTGTTGATTCTATTAGGGTTTTTACTATTGAGTTTTTCAGGGTATTCTGCTATAATAGTCTTATGAAATACGAAAACACTGTAAAAGTAGGTGACGTTGTCAAGAGCCTTGACTTCGTCGGTATTAATGATTGCTATTATGTCGGTCTCGTGGTCGGCATCAGCAAGATGGATGGCACTTTCCGTGCCAAGACGATCAAGCGTGTGTGGCAGGGTAAGTTGGACAAGAAATTTCCGTCTGACTTCTTCACTGCTCCGCTTCTTGGTAATCATTTCTTCGACGACATGGCTGAAGAAAAGGGTGCCGCTCCTCGCATTCAGGTGGTTGCCTAATGAACATCGATGACCGACATGGTAGTCCGTATGATCGTGGTCGCGCTGACAGTTATTATCGTCGCGCTCGAAGTCCGCACTATATGAAAAGCGACATCAATGGCTATGTGACTTTCAACAGCGATCGCGTGCTCGAGAAAGACATGACCAAATTGCAAATTGCTGAATACAATATTGGCTACGAACAAAACGAAGCCTATGGTGATTTCAAGGAGTGGTGATATGACATATGCTGAGAAATTTAGAGAGGCAAAAACCGCAACATATGGGATTCTTGCAGAAACTTTTTCTGGGTATCCGAAAGGTACAGGTGTTTCGTTGAAGTGGCAACACACCAGTAAACCAGGTCGACGCGATCAGATGCATTTTTGGAGAGCCAAGATGCCTAATGGTCGTATTGTTTGTGTCAGCGAAAGGGATCTTTGCGCAATTTGGTATAGGAGTGCTGTATGATAACTGACAATAAATCTTTGGCTATTGAGGCTGCTGGTCTTATTGCGAATGTGGATCAATTGATGATTCATGAGGTCTCTGGTGAGGCAAATTCCAGCACGTGCTATGACATTGCTGCAAAACTCGAGCGTGCGCGCAATATGCTTTTGGTTCTTGGCGATCGTGCTTACAAACGCGAGCAGCGATCGCATACTATTGACATTATCGAAGGAGTGCCGTTCTAATGGGATACTTTGCTAATTTAGAGATTGATGTCATTGACATGTATCACAGCGATGGCATGAAAGAATCAGAGATTGCAACATCTCTTGGTATTTCTCTGACGCAGGTGCATGAGATTCTTGCTGCTTATGACAAGGATTGTGACGCCGATGCTGATGAGGGTGAGGCTGAGATTATCAGTTATGATGATCTTGAATTTGATCCAGGTGCGGAGCACTACTAATGAGCGATGTAATGACAGAAAGCAAAGTCTTTGAACTTTGCACTAAAATGCGACATCTTGGTTATGCAGTTGTCTGCTTTACCCCAGAAGAATTGCGTGGCGCGAATCCTGATCATGTTGAAGACCGTTTGGTTGAACTTGGTTGGGAAGTGATTGATGATATTGCTGAAGATATTGAGACTGAACGATTGGTGGGACCTTCTGAAGAAGATTGGAACTGGAGCATCAAGTGATGGATGCGCATTGGTTCGGTGCCATTTGCTTTCTTTGCGGATTGATTTCAGGTATACTAGTCTGTATTCCTGCAAAACGAAAGGGAAGATATTATTATGATAAGTGAATATCGCCGTTCTATTCTTGCACCAAGGACAAGAGTTCCGTTTGATGCGAGCAATCGCAAACATATGCTTGATTTTGCAAGGTTTGTGAAATATAATAGTTGGGTGAATGGTTGTTCATATTTCTTGGAAGACCCCTTTACTGATATTCCGACGATGATTCGTTTCAAGATTGCTGAATACACTCTTTCTAAACTTGTGGAGAAAGTATGAGTAATGGTGACTTTGAGGTTATGCCTCGTGGTACAATGGAAGAGATTCGTGTACTGCGAAAGTTTGCAAACGAAATGATTGCATTAAGTTCAATTCATGATATGCCTGTGCCACACGAGATGCTCGCAAAGATTAATGATGTTTCGCGATTCTATAGTGGTCATGTAGAGAAGTATCCTGTATGATGATTTATTGCGCTGCGCGTTTCAAACCCAAAAAGAAACGCAAGCCAAAAGGTGTGATTGCGAAGAAGTATAACAGGAGCGCGGCAATTCTCGGAGTAGAGAAACTTCCGCGCCTTGAATATGGTTCACGAGTTGGGGCTGATGCTGCTCGCAGCATTCAGTCGCTGAAGTCCGATAAAGTCTTTACAGAAAAAAGAGAGAGCCTGATGTATACAGGCACTTTGGTGAAGGGTATTGCTACGATGCACAAGTCGAACGCAGTGCCTGTAATCGACGAAGAGCAAATGAAAGATATCTCTCGCATGCGGCGAGGCTAACATAGGAGATTTTTTATGAGTATTCGTTCAAAGGCTATGATTGAAACTGCTAAAACACTTGCGGCATTTACTGCTGGTGGTGTTGCATTTTATTTTCTCCTCGATCTTCTTGGTCCGAAACTTGGTGTGATTCTCATGCTTGTTTCGCTGGTTGGTTGGTTTGCTTGGTTGACATATAGTTTTTATGTTGACAAGTTTACTGTTGAGGAAAAATTTAAATTGTAATGAGAAGTCCATGTAAGGGAATATGCAAAATGAACACCCGAAGCGGTTTCTGCCTCGGGTGTTTTCGCACACTCCAAGAAATTGCACAATGGACTAAAATGTCTCACGATGAGAAGAAGTCTGTCGTAAGAGAATGCGAAGATCGTGAACGAAAAGCCAACAAAGGAAGTTGTCGAAGATGAGCACACTTAAATCAGTAACACCCAAGTATGATATCACGTGGTATGTTAAATGGACAGCCAGTATCATTACATTGATTGGCATTACTATACGAGCAAGCGGCTTGACGCAATTTCAATGGATAGATTTGGTTTGTAGTTGGATTGGGGCTGTTGGTTGGTTCTTTGTTGGTTTTAAATGGAATGATCGCGCGTTGATGATTCTGAATGGCGTGATTGGTGTTATATTATTTGCAGGAATCCTGCGAGTCGTTTTTGAGTGACGACTAAATATATGATACCATGTCACTGATGGGTTCTTTATGATTAACGAATTAGATCTTCTCTCACTTTCTGAGAAGTTTAATAACGCAAAGCCATTCAATCATGTTGTGATTGATAACTTCTTTGAAGAAAAACTTGCGAATAAGATTGCAGAAGAATTTCCCAAACATAACTCTGATGTTTGGACTGTAGCCTACGATAATCCAGTTGAAGTAAAAAAAGCATGTTCGCATTGGGATAAATTTCCAGCAAACATCTACTCTGCATTGTACTATCTTTGCAGTAAAGAGTTTGTAGATAAATTACAAGTCATTACTGGCGCTGATGAGATACATGCTGACTATGGACTTCACGGCGGAGGGATGCATTCGCACTGTCGTGGTGGTAAACTGAACATCCATAAGGACTATTCTGTACATCCAAAACTACCATTGCGCAGAAACTTCAATGTCATTGTTTA